TCAAGGGAATGGAGAAAAGCAGCACAAGATACTCGTCTTTCCAAGAATTTTGAGTTCCTTGGGCCATAATCTTTTCCCAATCCGCCTCAGATGTAGCGGCTGATTTCATTATGGTCGCTTTGGCTTCCGCCTCGACTAGCTTTAGGTTTGCAGACGCAGCCTGTGCGCTTGCCTTACCTTTTAGCCAGCCACCCGCTAATTCAGCTACCGGACCTATCAGTGCTTGCAGCATTTTTGCTCTCCATTGCGTTAAACCCAAAATAAGCAGCAGCGATACCAGACGCGCCGATAACATAAACCGCTGCTATGTCGGCCAATAGACCCGCAGCGGTCTCTAAGCCCCACAGAGAGGCCGCTAGAATGACGAAAGGGTATAAAACCATCCCGGATAAGGAAAACCATGTCATGCGCCTCTGTGCGTCTCTCTTGGCGTCTGAGTCTTCCATACGGCGGCGGCGGTCTTCCAGCATGATCTCATGCTCTATTGGATCAATCTTTCCATTGCCGTTTAGATCAAATTCATTTGGCATCTTTTAAACTCCTAGCGTAAGCAATCGCGTGGTGCTTGTGGTGCGTTATTATAACAACTTTTCCGTATCTGTCATATATAACGTAATCGCCCTTCTTATTCTGGTATAACCTCAAAGCAGTAGACCGTTGTTTGGCTGGTAGTTATCAATACCTTTGCGTCCTCAAGTGCTTCGGCACACTCCATCTCAGTTGTGAATTGATTAAGTTGATAGTGCTCAATGTTATTATTCATAACTTGAAACCAAACTAAGAACCACATCACCACTTCCCTTGATAACGCCCAAGATAATAGAAGCCTGTCACAATCCCAGCCGCAGCAATGGCAAATATAAAAGTGCCGAGAACAAAGTTAATAGCATTGTCTATCATCTCTTGCTTTTTGTAAGCCTCTTCCTTGCGGATGCGGCGCATCTCACCCTCGATAGCAAGCACCTCCTCCCATGCAGAAGGGCCATACGTCCAAGAGATATGATCTTTAATCTCCTTGCGCATGGCTTCCATCTTTTTCTTTTGAGCAAAGATCTCGATAGCATTACCGCTATTGTCAGACATCATTTTGTAGAACGGAGGGTTCTTTGTCTTGTCTTCAGCGTACTGAAAATCAGAAAAAGCGGAGCCCCATTTAGCTAGGGTTCCGCTCATTTCCTGTATGTCTTTGCCAGCACTAATACCTTGCTTGAGAATATTAAATGCGCTAGTGGCTAAACCGACCGCTGTTACAGGGTCAATCATTTTGTCAGCCCATCTTGGTCAGCACCGCTACGAGCATAGCGATAGTCGTTCCAGCAGTAGCAATCAAAATTGCTTCTAGGCGCTTTACCCGAGCAAAAACCTCTTTGAACTGCAAATGAACAGTGGTTTCCAGCTTAGTGATGCGCGGCTCGATACCATCAATCCGTTCATGCGCAGATGCGACTGTACTTCTATTACTCATATTTACGCCCTCAGTAACCGTGAACCAAAAGTTTCGCGTAATCACCGCTCAACAATTTCTTTTTAACATATTCTGCAAACTCTTTCGACCCTAGTTTTAAACCAGACTCTGACATCCATTTTTCGACAACAACAAATGGAATTTGCCCAACATGGCGCATTTCACTACCAGCCACCGTGCCAGCAATTTGCTTTTCTTTGTTATAATCAAGGATCGACTGCACATCCTGTGCGCGTGAGATAACAACCTTGTTGTCCTCTTCCTTAATTTTTGTGTGTAAATTTTCTATCATTTTTTCTTTTTTGGCTTTTTACCGCCAACCCATGCTTCATTTACATCAGGAGTGCTGGGATCATCAGACTTCAACTGACCTTTTTTGTTTCGAGCGCGTTTAACTTCAACGGCTTCCGCAAAGCCATTTTTAAAAAAAACTTTGGCCTCTTCGTCATTAACATCATAAGTTTGGCCTTTTACAGCGCGAGAACCGTGAACCCATGTTGTGTCAGTAGTGATTTTTATTTTAGGCATATTTAAACTCCAAAAAGGGAAAGGGGGCCACTACAGCCCCCAATCTAATTAAGTAGTTGTACAGTCAGCAATAAAGCCGTGAGCTTTTTGCGAACCAACCTGAAGGCCATACTCGACCGAAATTAATCGGCGCTCAGAGTGGCCTGTTTTGGCCAGTGGCTCTTGCTTGGCAGTCTGCAAGTAAGCAACCGAAGCATAGCTTGGATCAAGAACGAACACATCACGAGCACGGATATGGCGCGACGGCACAATTTGAAGCTCACCGAAGTCAGAAACATAAACGTCAATTGCGGCGTTCAATTTGCTGTCTTCTGCTTCTTTATAGCGCGTAGCGTTACCTGTGAAGGCAGACATTACTTGCTTGTTGAAAGAGCCACAAAGAACCACAGAAGGCTCTGCACCGCTATCCCAGCAGGAAGCAATCACAGTTTTCAAGATGGTTTCTGTCAGCGCACGTTGTGTGCCGTCTGTAGCACCAGCATTAGGGAAACCAGCTTCACCTGAACCGGATGTTGTACCGGCTGCGCCACCACTACCAAACGCAGTGTTTGTGGTGATAAAGGCTGGCAGACCAGCAGTCGCACGAGCAGTACCAGAAGAACCAGCAGACGCGGCAGTATTGGAAAGCAGCATGGCTTCCATGTCGCGCTTCAGTTCTTTCAGTTTGTAAGCAACTTGCTCTGCAACTGTTTGCGCATCGCCAACACCGTTAACTTTGTTTGCAGTGGAAGACACATCGACAACTTTGTCTGAAATCTGTGTGTAGTTCCCTTTGCGAACAGCGTTAGTTGGTGAGTCGTTGCCGGGAGCAGACTCGCCTTCGATTACGCGGTTGTCAGTTGCGACTGCCGCAAGATCAACTTCGCCCCACTCAAAGTAAGTGTTTTCGACGTTGCGTGTGCCAATTGTAGACATGAAAATTGTCTCAGTTGGCGTGATCGAAATCAATGCGTCTTGAATATCCTCGCGGATAGTCGTGACATCATAGGTTTCGTTTGTATTAGCTAGAACACCCATTGTGTTTTCCTTTCGCTATGACAATAAGAATGAAGTGACACTTTTTATGTCACCGCTTTTCTTCATCCTAGAACGCACTTGTTGTTGCCTTTTAGCTTTACCATCCTCAGTTCTTTTAGCTCCCGGCTTAACCATTGGACGCGCAGATTTTGATTTTTCTGCCACTTTGTCCTTTGTCCCCTTGAGCTTTTGATAAGCGACCGCGTCACGCATGATTTTAAACTCCCATCCGTGCGTCAACGAGCTAACAATTTCTTCTGGAACGCCGTAATAGCCAGTCGCCGTTGCGTGAATATCAGATAAGAGTTTTTTGCCCTTTTCTGGATCGCGTAGCTCTGGAATTTCTTGTTTCAGAATTTCAGCTTGTTGAGCAATATAGGCATTGTTGGCTTGCGCCTGTTGTGCCTGTTGCTGCTGCTTAACTTGTTCAGCCTCTTGTTTAAGGCTTTCAAATTTTGCAGCATTTTCGCGGTATTCTTCCATTTGCTCCAAATAACCTAAAGGGTCACTGTTTTGCAGCTCCTTTGGTGGCTTTTGAGGCATTTGTGAAAGTTCACCATTTTCGAGTTGATTGATGCGTTGCAAAAACTGTTCACGTTCTTGTTGCATGGTTTGGTTCAGTTGCTCCAACTCTTTGCGTTGATTAGCGTTCTGTTCCATACCCTTTTGGACGTAATCTTGCCCAGCATAGCCACGCTTTAGCTCTTGCAGGGTCACTTTCTTTAATTGACCATCTGACTTTACTTCAAGTTCAAGATCGTCGGAAAGCTCCACAGGAGCGGCTGGCTCGTCGGTGTATTCATCCTCATCTACGTTTTCATATTCAGCATCTTCAGCTTCATCAGTATCGTAGCCACTGGCATCCTCGCTCTCAGCCATTACCTCTTCCGGTTCAGTCTGAGCGCCCTCAGTTACCTCTTCGGAAGCCTCAACAGCCTCGCTTGGATTATCTTGCTGCGGAGTTTCCATCAGCATTTCGGTTACAGAAGCAATGCTTCCATCGTTAGGATTAGTCGTCATGGCGGTGCCGATCCTTCTTTTCTATGAGCATCTCAGCGTTTACGTCCGCTTGGAGAATATACTCAATTTGGTTTAATGCTCTCAAAATGGCGTGAGCGTCTTCACGTTTCTCCACTTCGTCGGCGCTGCTATTCGCAAAACCCTCAAGTTGCTGGTTTCGCAAATCCTTCATGATTAGTTGGAAATGTTCGTTTTGCATTAACGCCCTAGAACGTGATGCCCTAACCTTGTAATCCATAACCACCCATCATTTGTTCGTTGTGTGCGCGTGTTGCATCTTGCTCTGCTTTTACAGCGGCAACATTCACAGTTGAATTATACTGACCCAAAATCTTCGCAACTTCAACCGCGAGGTCTTGCACCATTTCATCGCGCTTTAGATCGTCCTTCATAGCAAGCTCGTGCATCTTAAATTGCTGATCCGCAGAAGCCTTCTGTGCATCCAACTGCAATTTAGCCATATCGACTTGCACTTTGCTTTGCGCTTTCATTTGTTCTGCCATTAAGAACGCTTGGTTTGGATCGGATGCCGGAGCGCCGCCTTGCTGTTGTTGCTGTTGCGCCATCATTGCCTCTTGCTGCTTTTGAGCAATCAACTGCTGTTCGCTTTCCGGTGTAACAGGCAAATAATAACGCTCTGAGTTTTTAAGGCCGACTGCCGCTAAAGTATCAGCCAGAGTGTTCCGAATATTAGTCATCGTGACCATGCCATTATTAGGCCCATATTGCTGCCAAATGCTCATTTGCATTTGAATGGTCTCGCGCAAAACCGCCGCCTTTTCGTTTTCGCGGCCCGTACCCAACCCGACATTCACTATAATATCCATGTCTGCGTTCCAGACCCTCGGATCAACAGCAACGAATTGGTTATTCAGACGGATAATTTCTTCCTTGTCTGAGTTCTTAATTATTGCAGATGCAATCAATCTAAACAGTTTGCGCATACCGCCTTCAGCTAAGTTACGCGCCATAACCTCTGACTGCCCCGCAGCGCCCTCTATGGTGGCTGCAACGGCTGTCGCGGTGGCTGACTGCAATACATCTGGATCAAGCCCCTGTGCGGCCTTAGAAACGCCCGTTTTGTTATCAACCAGCATATCGAAATATTGCAACGCTGGGAGAGTAGAGCCCGCTGTAAATGGCACAACTTGCTCACGGATTGAACCCGCTGTTTTAACACGCACAATTCGACCAATCTCGTTATTGAGGAGATCGTCTACACTAACTTGGCCATCGACAATTTCTAGGCCCGGATTGTTTGTCAGCGCCACGTTATCAAGAACACCGCGAAGCATTGCCGTAGCGGCATCCTGATCTTCCATAACTAGCTCAACTAAGCTACGACCGAAAAATGCGTGTGGCTCCGGGTCCACCTCAAAAACAGCAAATGGCACTTCATCCGCTAGATCGTAAGAAAGCATTTTGTAACCAGCACCAGCTAAGACAAAACGATAAAGCTGCGGAACGCCGACACCATCTGCGTC